AGCCGTGATAGGGCACGCCCAGTCCCGCCGCAGGACAGGCTGGTGGATGCCGCCGATACCTACCACCTGTGGGTGTTTGAAAAAGGGTTTAAGATGCCCTTTGGCATCCATCCCCGGGATGAAAAGCCTATGGTGGTTAATCGGGGCAGCACAAGGGTACGCGCTGTTGATGACCAAGGTCAGGAATACAGCATCAAGGAACTGCTGGAGCGTAACGGTGTAGCTGATATGCCAAAGCGCGCTTATGCTGACCTGATGGTCGGCTACATGGCGAAAAATAACCTGCTGGGAGGGTGACACGGAATGAGTATTTGGATTGTTCTGGCAATTCTGGCGGTGATGGCTGCACTTCTGATTTATGCGGCGTGCTGTGTGGATGGCGATATAGACCGCCAGTGTGAAGCGCACCCGCCGAAATCGGAGAAAGGACGGGACAATGGCAAAGTATGAGGTGCTTATCGCAGCATCCGGGAAACGCGGGTCTGCGCTCCTGCCGTGTGTGGTTATTGATGAAAAGGGCATCACTGGTGCCGCGGTACGGGCTAAAGCAATGGCCAAGGCTTGCTACCCGGAGTATGAGAATTTCGATGTGGTGAAGATGAAGGTGATTCCTAATGAGTGAAAATGGTCTGATGGACAGCGTAAATGACGTGGTCAAGGCTGCGTTTGAACTGTACGCAGCTGATGGCAAAAAACTGAACGATGGCGATAGTTTCACTGTGAAATTCAATAACGGCGCGCTCACTATCTCGGTAAAAGACAAGACGTTGAACGTAGAATTTGAGCCAGATAGAGAAGCCGCAGGGGATACGCCGTATGAACTGGATATGACGCTCGGCATTTATGAGGAGGAAGACGATGGATAAGAAGAAAATTCCCTATGCGGTTCGGGTTTCAGCTGCATTGCTGGCAGGAAAGACGAATGAATCATTCAACATCATTGGGGAAGCGCTCACCGATATTGTCGGTAAAATCAGCAAAATTTCCCAGAACTACTGCTACATTGACCTTCCCTTTGTAATTGCAGCCCTGCGGGTTACTGCCAATGCCTTTGAGAGCACTATTGACGATAAAGGCAAAGAACTGGCTCGCACTGTTTATGAGAAAACCGATGGCGTTGTTATCAATGCTGCAGAACTGATGAAACAGGTAAGGGAGGACGGCAACGATGACCGAGAAAAGGCCGATTGATGCCAATGAACTGATGGCAAGGTTCTTCCGCAAGGAATGTTTGATGCGGGGGCACAATGCTGCGGCAAGCGCTGCTTATAAAGATGCTCAGAAAACGGTAACAGCTGCGCCTACGGTAAGCCTGCGGCCGGAATGGCGAAATCCCGAAACAGATCCCCCGAAAGTCGAAGAGGATGTGATGATTCTGTTTGAAACCGCCTGCGGTGGATATGGGATTACGACGGCTCACTACGAAGATGGCACAGTCTTGTCCGAAAAGAGCGCTTTCTACTGGGAAGAAATTTTCGAGTGGGGAACCTACGATGAAGAAAGTGATGATTACTTTATTCCTAAAGGCTGGTGGGAATATCGTTATTTCAACCCGGATGACGTTTACAATAACCGTGTAGATTCTCCCGTGGTTGGGTGGATGCCTTTGCCGCCGAAGGAGGTAGCGAAAAAATGAGTGAGAAAAAACTGATTTACGCAGATGATCTGTACGACAAGGTCTCAAGCATGGGCTTGCAGAATGGCTCTGCGCTTGGCCATCACAGCGGCACAGCCGATGTCATCGCGGAGATGATTCAGAATGCCCCCGCTGTTGACCCTGCAAGCTGCCTGAACTGGCGCACCGGGAAGCCGCCTGAGCATGAATCTTGGTTTGCAAAGTTCAAGGACACTGAGCAGTGGCGGTTTGGGATGTTTGAAACCATGTCGGATGAAGTGCTTGTAACTGTCGAGTTCCCCGGTGGAGAGCGATATACGACCACGGCCCATACGACAGACGGGGAATGGGTACCGTCCTACGAGAGCATTGAAGGCCGTATTATTGCATGGACTGAGATGCCTGCGCCAGCAAAGGAGGCAGCGAAAAATGAGAACGCTTAACGCTGACCAGCTGAAGGCCGTGCTGAGCATGGAAAGTTCACTGGGACATATTCACACGCTGGCAGATGTCGAAAACACGATTGATTATCTTGCCAAAGAAGAGCCGGAAGCCGTAGCCGGTGTGAAAAAATTCAATATTTTCGATACCCCGTGGGCTGGAAAAATCCAAGCAGCATTCCCGCAGTCGCTCGTGAATATGCAAAATGAACTCATTTTCAGCCTGAGAACTGATTCCGGCTTCAGTCTGAAAGATGTGACCGACGAAACCCAGCTGAAAGCAAAATTTCTGGAGTGGCTTACGCGGACTGCAATTAAGGCAGTTTCGCCCAAGGAAAGAAAACTTCATTTTGAGGGCATCAACAAGCTGCTGGGTACGAATTTTACGTTAGAGGAAATGACGGACATCTATACATATCTCGGAAATGGAATCAATCACGACCTTTGCGTGAAGTTTGTGGAGAGCGGCTACGACATGACGATGATTCAAAAAGAAGGGTGAGCAAATGGATAAGCAAAAGATTAAGAGTGTTCCGAGGCTGACGACCGACAACCCGGTGGACAATTTTCAGACTGCCCTCAACTTTACTGACGTCAGCGAGGACGGCTGGGTATGGCTGCGGCAACCTGAAATGGCACTGACCGAGTATGCGCGGCAGCTCGTCAAGGGGCATGGCAGCAGCATCGATCTGGGCTGCAACGATATGGAGCTCTCCGAAAGTCTGACCGATCACCTCTTCGACGACCCGAAGCAGAGCATTGATGGACTGATCGCAGAGCACTACACGATTTTGTGGGCCTACGCGACCCTGCGGAAAAAGCTCAAATGGTACGAGGATGCAGGAATCCCGGTCATTCCTAATTACGGTCTGAGTACCATCCGGCGGGCGATCAATCGGTACGGCACCGCCCCTCAGCTCCAGATGGCGATCAAGGAAATGTCAGAGCTCACGAAGGCGATCTGCAATCTCCAGCGGGCCGTAACCTTCAACTACCGCAACGGTGCGAAGATCAAGGTCGCTCACGAGAGCGTCAGGGAAGAAATCGCGTATGTTTACATCATGCTGGCGCAGCTCGTTGAGATCGTCGGCAAGCCTGAAGAGGTACAGCAGATCGTGCTCGAAAAGCTCGAACAGCTCAAAGGCGACCTGGACGGCGGGGAGGTGCAAAGTGAGTAAAGCTGTTTTGCTGAGCGTCCGTCCAAACTGGTGCAAGCTGATTTGGGCCGGGATGAAAACGGTTGAAGTGCGCAAGACCTGCCCAAAGCTCGAAACGCCGTTTAAGGTGTACATTTACTGTTCCGGCAATAGCGGATGGCTAATGAGGTCACCAAAGGGCTTGCGGAAGATGGACAGAAAAGTAATTGGTGAGTTTGTCTGCGATGAGGTTTACAAGGTCGATAGAGATAGCGTGGGGTTCAATTTTACAGCCCCAAGTCTGGATTTGCCGGTTTACACCATGCCAGAAAATAACGATGAGTACCGAAATGTCCAGCGAGAGGAACTTACTACTTGCCTGACCGACGAACAGCTCTCTAAATATCTTGGAATACACCCCGGCTGGGGATGGCACATTTCCAACTTGAAAATTTATGACCGACCACTCGACCTGCGAGAACTCACTGGCTTGCAAGAGACACGGTTTGGTATGCGGCCTGTGGAAATTACCAGCCCGCCCCAGAGCTGGCGCTATGTGGAGGATGCAGAATGTACGTTATGAACAAAAAATGGGACTCCATCACGAACATTGCCCAGTGCACCAGTGTGTATGTGAGCCCCGAACACGAAATCAAAGCGGTTCCTACCGGTGGCGGCGCGGTATATCGTCTGGGTCAGTACGAAACGGCGGAAATTGCCCGCGCCGTTCTGAATGATTTGTATATTCACGTTGCGACTGGCTGCACCTACCAGATGCCGAACGACCAGAGGGCGCTGGTTCTGGCTCGCGGCATGAGTGATGAACGGCCTGAAAAGTTTGCCGGGAATGGCAAGAAGCCGGTGCGCAGGGGAGGATCCTGATGGAGAAAACAGGTACGGTTCTCCCGTGTCCTAAATGCGGGAGCGGCTTTTTGGCATGGGGCAAGCCGTTTAGAAGCGCGACGCCGAAACTTGTCGTACTGTTAGGGCAGCATCGCAGAATTGTCTGTTGCGTGATGTGCGGATACTATGCGCCCTTGAAAAAATGGAACAAAGAGGAACGGAAAAATGAAAGCACACATTGAACCTAAGAGCCGGGAGTGCCCTTTCTGCGGTGCACCGACCTATGAGGTTGTAAGCGTTACAGGCATGAAGTGCGTTCGATGCACCAACAAGAGAACCTGCGGTGCAATTGTCAGCTTCAACAACAAGGATTGCGATGAACGCGGAGTTTCCCCGGTTAAGTACTTCAATCGGCGTGCGGAAAGGAAGCAAAAAAATGAATCTGATTCGTGAAGTTATTTCAGACCAGACGGTGACGGCGCTGGCGTCTATTGTCCTGATCGTGGCCGCACTGCCTATGGCTGGATGGTCTTGGGCCGTAAATCAAATGGCCGGAAGAAAAAAGGAGGGTACATGAAAGCGCACCTGTCGTTCCTGTGCAATGGTCAGTGTCGGTGGTGCAAGAACTACTGGGATTGCAGTAAGTACAAAAAAATCCTGGCAAAAATTTTCGGATGCAAAGATTGGAGATGGCAAAACAGATGAAGGACATTCGCCAGCAGTGTGTCGATGAGCAGGACAAGGCCGCACAAATCTTTACTTGGTGCATGGTGGTGGCTATGCATCAGGAAGAAGGTATTGGAGCCACGCGCCTGAACCGGGCTTGTAATGAGATGCGGGCATTTCAAGCCCGCTACAAAAGTAAAATCGACTCTGGGAATCGGAGGAAGGCCACTGAAGCTATGCGGGACGTTTTAAGGGGAATCTGTGATTTCACGGTGCGTCTGCCACAGAATCGCGCTCCGCGTAATTATAGGGAAGAACGGCTTCGCATGGCGCAGGACGAGGGTGCCGAAATCGCATGGCTGGTTATGGCCGCGACGGCGCATCTGACGTTTGGCTTTGGCAAGGAGCGCCTTGCACGGCTGAAGAAAGAAGCCATAGACGGCTATCGACAGTACATCGGCTGGGTCAAGACAGACGGCGAGGACTGCGCCGAGGAATGGCTGAAGCGCTGTGTGGAACAGGCCTTGCAGGAAGAACTTGAAGTGAACGACATCCAGAGCGGGAGCCACCCGCCAAAGCTGTACTATTCGTCTGGAGTGAACGTGGAAGATATGATTCGCGTGATGAGTGCTGTGTCTGCGAAGATGGCGGCAGAGAGGGGCATCAAGCGTGTGCCGCTGGCTGTTTTGAGCCAGAGTGAAATTTCTCGTCGCATGAGTGCCATTTGAGTAAACAAAAAGAGGACTGCTTGCGCAATCCCCCGAGAAAAGCAACTCTATTATACCTGAATTGATGGATTTTGGCAACGATAGAACAGGAGGATGCGCAAAATGACTATCCCGGAAGACATGATGACATTCATCGAAGAAACCGCCCGTAAAGCCGCCCGCGAGGGCGCAAAGGAAGTTGTGGCTGAGCAGGCTCGAAAAGCCGCAGGCCGGTGCGACCGCCGGTTGCGGAACACGAAGCTGCTCCTGAAGAACTACCGGATGTTCAAAAAGCACTGCACTGGTGCCGTCTACACCGATGAAGCTGGTGAGCATGATGGTCGGGAGGAAGAAACCGCACTGGAACTGCTGGACATGATGCTCCAGCGAAATAATGCCATTACAGTTGAATCCATCCGTAGCAGCTGCCGGCGAACGAAGATTATGATTCGTCATATTGATGCTATGCTCGGCTTGTATGAGACCTATTGCAATCAGGGCGACAATGAAGCACTGAAGCGGGGGCTGCGTATCATTAAAGCTATGTACATTGACGAGAACACTAAATCTGTGGAGCAGATTGCGGCGCAGGAAAACGTGAGCGCCCGGCAGGTTTATCGTGACCATGATGCAGCAGTGGATAAAATCTCGATGCTGATGTTTGGTATCGACGCATTGGAAATGTCTTAGCTCAATGTCAAAAAGATGTCATGGACGCGTCACGGCAAAAGTGGTACAATAATACCGTAAAATTCTAATCATAGCGCATTGCCCGCCCGGTTTCGCCACCGGACGGGTATTTTTATGCCCAGAAAGGAGGAAAGATACCGCCGCTCCCTAATTTGTTCCGCAACGCCAGCGGAAAAGCAAAGAAGGGAGAAAAAATGAATCAGCAAGTAGTGTATCAGGATATTTCGCAGATCCATCCCTATGAGAACAACCCCAGAAACAACGAAGCAGCCGTTGGTCCGGTAGCCCAAAGCATCAAGGAATTTGGATTCCGGGTGCCCATCTTGATTGATGGAAAAGGCACGATCATTGCCGGACACACCCGCTATGAGGCCGCAAAACGGCTGGGCATGGACAAAGTGCCCTGCATCCGGGTCGATGACCTGACGGACGCGCAGATTAAGGCATACCGCATTGCAGACAACAAGGTGGCAGAGGCATCCTCTTGGAATGATGATGTGCTCCGCGCCGAAATGGATGCACTGCAGGCGCTGGATGTGGATCTGAGCAGCACCGGCTTCAGTGAAGTGGAACTTGATGGCCTGCTCCGGGATGTGGACGATTCCGATTTTGAGGAGTTCTTCACAGAGCCTGTCCAACAGCCGCCCAAAGCGGCCGATACAGACCCGGGCCCCGAAAGCCAGCAATCTGGACAGCCTGCACCCTTTCAGCCCGCTACGGCGCAACAGAGCGGCTCTAAGCTTATCCAATGCCCGCACTGCGGAGAATGGTTTGAAACATGAGACTGTGTTTGGCGGGAACCTTCCCGTCGGAGAAGATTGTGCGGGAAAACAGGCCGGAGTACGTTCTGGAGAGCTTTTTCTATATCAAGCCGTGGCAGGTCGAGGAAATGCCAAAATGGAAGATGTTTCTGCTCGACAGCGGGGCATTCACGTTTATGCACGGGGTAGAGGCTTCGTCAAAGCCGGTGGATTGGGACGGGTACCTAAGCAGGTATATCGACTTCATCAACCGCCACGATGTGCAGCACTTCTTCGAGTTGGACGTAGATATCATCGTAGGCTATGATGCCGTAAAGCGCATGAGAGCCCGCCTTGAAGCTGAGACGGGCAAGCGGAGCATTCCAGTCTGGCATCGCTCCCGCGGCCTTGACGAATTTAAAAACCTGTGCAGGGACTATCCCTATATCGGCATCGGTGGCTTCGCAATCAAGCACATTCAGCCCAGCGAGTACGGCTACATCAAACGGCTGGTGCAGTATGCGAACGCCTGCGGGGTGCGGGTGCACGGTCTGGGCTACACCAAAAAGGACGCGGTTGACTTTGGCTTTTATAGCGTGGACAGCACCACATGGACTACACAGGTCAATTTTGGCGGCTTGTCCTACTTCAACGGCTCAGAAATGGTTGTGGTCAGACCCCCGAAGGGCATGATAGGCGCAGACTACCGGATTCGCCGAGAGTATGCGCTGAAAGAGTGGATCAAATACCAGAAGTACCTTGATACGAAAGGAAAATGGCGTGGATAAAGATATCGTATACCGCGTTGAGGATGGCATGGACAGAGAAAAAATTCTCTGCACCACCTACCAGATGCGGAATTTTTATATGCAGTTCAGAGACGGTTTCTTCACCAATCTGGACGTAATGAACTATATCCAGCACCTTGCCGCCGCCCACATGGCGAAAAAGGGCATGAACGTGCTGGATGTGTGCTGCGGCCGCTCTCTGATGCTCCCGCTGCTGCGCTACTACGCAAAGGATATTGCATCCTATACCGGCGTAGACATCAGCAAAGCGAACATCAAAGAGGCTATGCGCGGCGCAACCGCAAAGAACCTTGAGCCTAAAGACCTGACTTCCTACTATCCGTTCCGGGTGGGTTGGAAGCTGGGCAACGTTGCTGAGATGTCGAAAGTCATCCCGGCAGGGTTTGCCGATTTTGTGATTTACACCTCTGCCATTGAGCATATGCACCCTACGGACGGCGCAAAAAGCCTTGCAGAATGCTACAAGGTGATGAAGCCGGGTGCAAAGATGTTTCTCTCCTGTCCGAACACCCCGGGCAATGGGTATCAGACCCAGTACCGCGCTCATGTCTATGAGTGGGGCTACGATGAACTGAAAGCCAAACTGGCCGAAATCGGATTCAGCATTGTGCAGGAGGTTGGTCTGGTCACCAGCGTCCGGGAGATGGACGAGTTCTATTCCAAGCAGGAACCGGCGCTGCGGGACTTCTACACCCGTATGAAAGCCTATGTCCCATCTGCATTCCTCACAGCCTTTATGGCAATTCCGTTCCCGCGTGAGGCAAAAGAGCTGCTGTTCATCGTTCAGAAGCCGAAAGGAGAAGAAAACAATGGCTAAGTTTGAAAATCGCTACGGCGTGCGTAAAATCGTCTATAAGCAGAAATGCCGGTGCTTCTGCCCCATCGGAAAGACAGACTACACCAATGAATTTACTGTGACCATGGAGCCGGCAGAGATTATTCCGGACTACTGCGAAATCGACAAGTTCATCCGTGAATGTCTGGAAGGTGAAAATCTCGTCATCGAGGAAGCAGCCAGCAAGCTGAAGAAGAAGCTTGTTGAGGATGTGCACCCCAGCTGGATCATGGTCGAATCTGCGGTGAACGACGCATCCCACGGCAATGTGGTCGTTATGGTATGAGGGGGGCAGGGGATATGAGAAACACCAAAGCCCTATGCCAGACCGCAGTTGTCGCGGCTCTATATGTCGCATTAACCACCCTGAACCCGCTGTCATGGGGAGTTATCCAGTTCCGGGTGGCTAATATGCTGTGTGCTCTCCCGTTCAAGGATAAGCGGTACGCCCCGGCGGTTCTGCTGGGGATTGCAATCGCAAATGCAACGAGTCCTTTCGGCCCGGTCGATGTGCTCTTTGGCCTGCTGGCTGAGGGGACTGCATACGCACTGGTGGTCTGGGGGCCGTGGAAAAGGCTGGGGATTCTGTGGAAAGCAGCCATCCTCTCCCTGTCCGTGGCTCTCTTCATCGGTGTGGAACTGTCTGTAATGGTCGGCGCGCCGTTCTGGTTGACAAGCGCTGGCCTGTTCGTGGGCACATTCCTGGCCGTAGAACTGGGAAATTTGATGATCTCCAAAACCGCTCTCGCAAAGGTCGTGTGAGAGGGGCGCGGCGCTGGCTCTGCAAAGGGCCGGCGCTTTTTCTTTGGAACAACACAACAGCCCGGACAGATACCGGGACAGAAAATGAAGAAGGATAGTGGTGGCGATGTAGATGGAAACGCGAGATAAGGCGTTCACCCTTTATAAGAAAGGGATGGGATGCACCGAAATCGCAAAGAAGCTGGGCGTATCGCTGAACACTGTGAAATCGTGGAAGAAGCGCTATTGGGATACACAAAAGGGTGCACCCAAGAAACGCACCCCGCCGCACCCCAAGGGTGCATCTTCCAAGTGCACCCAGAAAGCCCCGCAGGATGGCAAGCCAAAGTCGGGCGCACCGCTGGGTAATGTCAATGCAGTTGGCAACCATGGAGGCGCGCCGCCGGGTAACCAGAATGCCTTGAAACACGGTGGCTGGTCTGCGGTGATGTTTGGCTCTTTTTCAGAGGAAAACCAAAAAGCCATTCAGGACTGCACGAAGGATGTTGATGCAGAAGACCTGTTGATACAGGAACTCCAACTGCTGACCGCCCGGGAAGCTTTTCTACTTCAACGCATTTCCGCTGTTCAAGAGAAGAAGCAGCACATTCAATCGGTGCATACCTCTAAGTCTGGCAGATCGTTTACTCGCTTGGACGAGGACAAGGAAAAAGAAGCCCACGACAAGGAGGCTTACATTGAGCGGATAGATGCCAAAGTCGATCGGGAAGAAAGGCTCCCCGGCACCACCGTGGAAACATCAACCACCGTCGAATCAAGCTACCTTATCGTGGAACGCTTAGAGCGGCTATTGACCGATGTACAGCGCCAGAAGTCCAAGGTGATACAACAGCTTGCCGACCTACGCAGAATGAGCAACAGCGGCAAGAATGAGCTGGTAGACGATTGGGTCGCGGCGGTCGAGGCGGCAGACACGGAAGCGGAGGATGCGGACGATGGCACTGAGACAACGTGAAGTCTTTGCCAAGCGGATCCCGCTGTACCGTAAAGACCCTTGCTTGTTCTTCAAAGAGGTCACTGGCTTCAAGCCTGATCCGTGGCAAAAAGAAGCCGCCACAGCTATTGCACAACACCGCAAGGTTTCAATTCGCTCAGGACAGGGTGTTGGCAAGACTGCTTTTGAAGCGAACCTAGTCCTTTGGTTTCTGTCCTGCTTCCCGTATCCACGCGTGGTGTGCACGGCTCCGACTCGTCAGCAGTTAAATGATGTCCTCTGGGCTGAGATTGCCAAGTGGCAGGAACGCAGCCCTGTCTTGCAGGCTATGCTTGTATGGACAAAGACTCGTGTTTACATGAGAGGACATGAGAAACGCTGGTTCGCCGTGGCTCGAACAGCCACCAAGCCGGAGAATATGCAGGGCTTCCACGAAGACAATATGCTTTTCGTGGTGGATGAGGCATCTGGTGTTGCTGACCCCATCATGGAGGCTATACAGGGCACGCTTTCCGGCGATAACAACCGCTTACTGATGTGCGGAAACCCAACGCAGAACACTGGCACATTCCACGATTCGCATACCGTGGACGCCCAGTCCTACTACTGCATGAAGGTGTCCAGCAGGGACAGCCCCCGCACGAATAAGCAGAATATCGCTGACTTGGAGCGGAAGTTCGGCAAGAACAGCAATGTAGTCCGTGTCCGTGTTGACGGAGAGTTCCCGGAGAATGAGGACGATGTCTTTATTCCGATGGCACTCGCCACAAAGGCTGTCAATACTGAACCTCTGGAACATTGTTCTCCAGCCCGGATATCCATCGGGTGTGACGTTGCCCGCTTTGGCAACGATGATACGGCCATTGCACAGAACATTGATGGAGATATCCAAAAGCTGGTCACACGCCACGGCCAAGACCTGTACGCTACGGCAGACGATATCATTGCGATATATAAAACCCTGCGTGCAGCGTATCCGCAGTACCGCGGTCTTATTTATGCGGTCATTGATGACACCGGCGTTGGCGGAGGCGTGACCGACATACTCAACCGAGAAAAGATTCGGCAGAAGCTAACCAAGCTGATGGTCGTGCCGGTAAACTTCTCCAGCGCTGTGCCGGACAAGGAAGCCGCCGGGCGCTATGCAGATATCGCAACGTGGATGTGGGCGGTCCTACGGGATATGGCCACGGCGGGCACCCTGCATATCCCGAACGATTCAACCTTGATAGGGCAGCTTACCACCCGTAAATATATCTTTAGTGGTGCTCCAGCAAAGTTGAAGCTTGAAAGCAAGGATGCCTTGAAAAAGCGTGGTCTGACCAGTCCTGACCGCGCTGATGCGGTAGCCCTTGCGCTGTACGAGGGCGGCATCTTTGATGTACGCAGTCTGATTTAACGTAATCGGAAAGGAGAAAGCGTGAAAAAAGTCATTCCCGGAAAAATTAAAACACAGCTGCGCCTTGACGGTTACTACAATGTGCTGAACAAGTACGGCACCCAGCACGACAGCACCGAGTATTACCAGTGGGCAACCGGTGCAGCTGTGACGGATGCGGAATTGGCCGACCTTTATGCAGGAAACGGGCTATTCTCGACCATCATTGATGCCCCGGCAGACGATGCCACCAAGAATGGTATCGACCTTGGCATCAAGGATAAGGATTTGCAGAAGCGTCTTGACGACCATCTGCAGACTATCCATTACCAAAGCAAACTCGCGAAAGCGTTAAAATGGGCACGGTTGTTTGGCGGCTCTGCTGTTGTTATGCTGGTGGATGATGGTAGACTTCTTCAGGACCCGCTGAACTGGCGGGACGTTCATGGCGTGGAAGAACTGCTGGTTTACGGACGGAATGAGGTGTTTCCGCTGTGGATCAACGGCTATGAGAACAACCCTGACGATGAAAACTACCGCAAAGGCGGAACTGGCATCCCGGAGTTTTATCAGATAAACAGTGTGTACGGCAGCTATGTAGTGCATTCCTCGCGATGCTTAGTGTTCCACAATGGAGAAATCCCCGAAGGCTCCACGATGTCAAACCTCTACCGCACATGGGGCATACCGGAGTATATGCACATCCGCGAAGAACTTCGCAATGCCTGCATCGGTCCGGGCTACTCCATTCGCTTGCTGGAACGGCTGTCGATGGTGACATACAAAATGAAGAACCTTGCCAATGTTCTGTCCACGGCAGACGGTGACGATACGGTGATTCAGCGTATGGAAATGCTTGACCTTGCCCGCAATCTGCTGAATATGGTCTTTATTGATGCAGATGGCGAAGATGTAGGCATTCAATCCCTGTCTGTGGCCGGCGTTAAGGACATCTTGGACAATGCCTGCGCAATGCTGTCCGCTGTGAGCCATATCCCGCAAACAAGGCTCTTTGGCCGCTCTCCAGCGGGCGAGAATGCTACCGGTGAAGGGGATATGGAGAACTATAAGGAGGCTGTGTCCGGCATCCAGTCTGGCGACCTCCGGGACAATACCCGCACGCTGGTCGAACTGATTCTGCGCGGAATGGTGTGGAACGGCGAAATCAAAGAGGTGCCGGAGTACACCATCACATACAAGAGCGCATGGAGCCTGTCTGATGACGAAAAGGCTACGCAGGACCAGGCGAATGCCGCGGCCCAACTTACCAGAGCACAGACTGTGTCTACCTACGTTACAGCTGGCATTTTGGAAATTCCAGAGGTTCGTCAGTCCTTGGCGCAGGATGAACAGTTTGACCCTGAAAACATCATCACAGAAGCAGATGTCAATCAGGACTGGGGCTTGGGTGGGGCTGACGTTCCCCGGCCGACCAATCCGCAGAACCCGCCTGCGGCAGGCAACCTGGTTACGGATGAAGGAGAATGCGGTTATGTTGCCGGCTTTGTCTTGAACGATGGGAAAATCCTCTGCGGACAACGTTCTGATGGGCAAGGCTGGTGCGGCCCTGGCGGTCACATCGAACCCGGAGAAACACCGAGCGTGGCGTTCCGCCGGGAAGCAAAGGAAGAGTTCAATATTGACGTGGGGGATATTACTTATCTCGGCAACTGCAAGGGCAAGCCGGATGAGGTACTTCCCGTTCAGATCTACCGCGTCAATAGCTTCGATGGTGTGCCCCGATGCGACCAAAAGGAGATGTTCACGGCTACATGGATGCCCCCTGAACAGATTTTGAAGCAGGATGTGCCCGGCGGGCTTGTGTTTGAACCGTTTCTCAGAAGCGTGAAAGAATACCTTGACCGGCTGGGCATTACACTGGATGATTTTGACGAGAGCAAGCACAACCGCGATGAGGATGGAAGGTTCTCCAGTTCTGGCGGCTCTACATCATCAAAAGATGCATCGAGCAAGGAAAATTCATCAAAAGACTTGAATGATTCTCAAAGTCATGCTAGAATAAATTCTAACGCAGTTTCGGCAAAAGGCGCGAACACTTTCAAGGTGAAAGGATTTCCCAACAAGCAGAAGCTGAACAACCACTGGCAGAATGGCAGAACCCACGCCGCTGAGTACGCTCCCGATGGCATTACGACAAAGGAGCAGTACGAAAAGCGGGCGGTTCAACTTTTGGAAAGCCCGTGCGGAAACGGCATAAAAGGCTACAAGACAAAAGAGGGCCTTGTGTGCAGGTATGACGCGAAGAAAAATGACTTTGCAAAAGGTTCCCCAGAGAAGGGCGTAAGAACGATGTTCAAGCCTGACGATGGGGAAGATTACTATAAACGTCAGCTTGAACTGGAAGGAATCGAAGATGACTGAGAAAATCCTCTGCCCGGTATGTGGGCAGCATAGCTTTGATGAAGACAACGATTTTGAGGAATGCCCTGTGTGCGGCTGGGTAAATGATGGCGTGCAGAGAGCGGATCCTGATTATCGCGGCGGTTATAACCGCATCAGCCTGAACGAAGCTAAAAAGAAGTTTGCCGAAGGCAAAAAAGTGTTTGACTAAAATATTGGCGTTGAGAGTCTTTGCAGGTGACGTGAAAGCGTCCCTCGCAAAGGCTCTTTTTGTTTGCAGTCATAGCTCAGTTGGTAGAGCGCCTGCCCTCCAAGCAGGATGCCGCGGGTTCAAGCCCCGTTGACTGCTCCATATCGAGGGTTGGCCAAGTTGGATAAGGCATGGGCCTTTGACTCCCAGACCGCCGGTTCGAGCCCGGTACCCTCGACTTTTATGCTGGTGTAGCTCAATAGGATAGAGCAGGCGACTTGTAAACGTCAGGCTGTGGGTTCAATCCCCACCCCCAGCACCACCCGCCGTACACCGTAATCGGCACCTCGATGGCATGAGGGAGCACTGACCCTGCTCCTAACAGACCGCTGCGAAGTGTTCTGGCCTGTTCCATGACAGAGCCAGCGCGGAGCCATAAACCGCGTTCCTTCCGCTTCGCGCTTGGACGGATGCGCGCTGTAAGCAAAAGGTCAAAATTCAAGTGCTGCATGCCATAAGAACAAAGACCCTGCATCAAGGTGGAGATGCAGGGTCTTTTTGATGCCTGCAAAGGGAAGATGGTTCCCAGAAAGATAAAGAGGTGGATATGCCTGTGAAGAATAATGGGCCCGGCATGACCGGGCGCTCTTCAATGACGAAAAAATCAAAGATCGAGCCGGAGTATCCGCAGTGGGCAGAAAGCAAGATGCGCGCAATCGAAAATCGGCGGTTGAAAGAACTGCAGAAGATTGTGCGAGAATCCATGCCTGAAATTCTGACTATCGTTGCGGAAGAACAAAAAACCGGCTCCGACGGCATCAGACATGATGGATACAGCGACATGGTTCGCCGCATCCAGAACAGGTTCCGCATTATGCGTGACCGGCTCAGTCGGCGGCTGAAAACCGATCCGTTGGAACGGGATGTTCGCCGGTGCGCTGACTACACCGACCGGCGGCAACTTAAAGAATGGCAGCGCAGCGTGCGCGCCACGCTGGGAGTGGATATCCATGATGATTTCTTTCTCGGCGAAAGATACGACCTGATGCTTAAAAGATGGGTTGAGCAAAATGTCAGCTTCATTACCAGCATTGAAAGCGACTGCTTCGATGATATGGAGAACGTCATTATTGAGGGTTTTGCAAAAGGCCGCACCCCGGCGGCGATTTCCAATGAAATTCAACGCCGGTTTGATGTAACCAAGTCGAAAGCAAATCTTCTTGCGCGTGACCAAGTGGGCACTCTGAGCGCGAATCTGACCCGTACAAGGCAGGAATCCGCTGGGGTAGAGGAATATATCTGGAGTTCATCAGGTGATGAACGTGTGCGTGAATGCCACCGTGAACTTAACGGTCAGAAATTCCGCTATGATGACCCGCCGGCCATGTGGTACATGACAAAGCACGGCAAAGTGTACAGCGGGCGGCATTGCAATCCCGGAGAGGACTACCAGTGCCGCTGTGTTGCAAAACCTGTCTTTAACTTCGATAGGCTGAATTCTGTAGCCTTTAAGGAGAAAAAACAATGAAACAGAATACCCCGCCGCTAGTCCTTCGGAGCGAAATGCGGACAGACAGTGTGCCTGTCGATGAGCATTACAGCGCCGAGGGATATTTTTATGATAACCCCATTCTGACCCGCACGGGTATCTTCAAGTACACGCTGGAAGATGGCTCGGAGCGTCGAGAATTGCGTAGACCGGAAGATGTGTTTGACCCGGAAAGCCTTGCAAGCTATGAGGGAAAGCCCATCATCATAACCCACGATGCGCAGGTGATCGACAAGGACAATGCCCACCGAGAGAGAGTGGGAACAATCCTGACCCCTGGACAGCAGGACGGAGAAACCGTCCGCGCAAAAATCGTCATTGACGACCCGGATGCAGTAAAGGCATCCGGTCTGCGGGAACTGTCCGTTGGGTATTATCAGGATCTTATCATGGAACCCGGAGAATGGAACGGAGAACCGTATGACGCAATCCAGACCCATATCCGTGTCAATCATCTGGCGCTGGTAGCTGTCGCTCGCGCCGGTGATGATGCCCGCCTGAATATGGACAGCCAAGATAGCAATGGAGGTATGACCCCTATGGATGAGAACGAGAAGATGAACAACCCCACTCAGGACGATGATGCCACCGTGGACACTACGAAGCCTACCACAGATGATGGCGAGGGCGCGGGCAGTCCCCCTGTGACTCCCGGCCTTGACCCTGTTGGCGTTCAGGCAGCAATCAAGGCGTACCTGACGGCAACAACCGGCGGCGCTACTGCTGATGATGAGAATAACCCGGCGGCAGGCGGTGAGCCTGCAAAGCCCACCGAGGATGATGGTGAGGATGATCCTACCAAGCCCGATGCACTGGCAGAGATTACCGCCCGCCGTGACGCCATGGAGGACGGTCAGGCCAAAGCGGACATTAACACCCTGCTGTCTATGCTGGATGCCGCAAATGCCCGCGCTGATGCCGCAGAGGACGATACCAAGCCCACTGAGGACGAGGATGACAACCCGGATGGTTCCAACAGCCAGCTGAACCATGATAGCGCCAGCGCTATTGCGGCGCAGGTCAGCCAGCGCGTTGAGTTGTGCCGTCTGGGAGACAAGCTGCATCTTGATGGCATGGAGACCATGCCGGTCATGCAGGCAAAGAAAAAGGTCGTGCACGCCGTTATCCCGGGTATGCGCTTGGACGGCAAGAGCAGTGCCTATATCAACGCCGCTTTCGACATCGCCAAGGAGAAAATCAACGGTCGCAAGAGCGTGGCGGACCAGCGTCGCCAGATTTTCAATGCGGATTCCGCAAATGCGGCCGTCCGTGATGCCGGCAAGAAAAACGACCCTGCTGCGGCTCGCAGCCGCATGATTCAGCGTCACGCTGCTGAAAAGGAGGACTAAGTTATGAACATGGCTGTACAGATGAACTACGGCGAACCGAGCCGTGGCATTCCCGGTCTGCTTTATGACCGCGCAAACTACGAGGCCGTCACTCGCCGGAATGGCGCTGATGATGGCAAGATGTTCTTTGGTCTCGGCGTTGTGCAGGGCGCAGAGCCGGGCAAAGATATTACCCTGCCGGCTACCGGCGCAACCGTCGATAAGTTTGAGGGCGTTGTGATGTATAGCGCCAACACCGAAATGGATGATGGTGGTGCCGTTCTCCTGCACAAAGGCCAGATTCTGGATGTTTGTCAGTCTGGCAAGCTGTGGGTGCAGCTGGTTGATTCTGTGGAACCTGCCTATGGTCAGCCGGTATATCTGGTGATTGCCGGTGATGATGCTGGCAAGTTCACTCCGACCAAGGGCACCAATCTGGCTGTCAAGGCTCGCTTCATCGGTGCGGCACAGAACGGCATCGCACCTGCCCAGTTCGTAGAGCAGCTCTAAGGAGGTATAACCCATGTCTAAGTTTAATCCCTTTGACCCCGCAAACGGCTACAGCGAGGAGGATCGCGCTGCCCTGTCCGGCAAGTGCTCTTCTCTTATCAATGAGGCCTATAAGAACCCGTTCCCCGGTGCGGTTCTTCGCATGGATGCTGCTGACAATGCAGGCATCTTCTTCGCCAAGCAGCTGGCGCATGTCAAGACCAAGGCGTACGATAAGGACTTCCCGGAGCTGTCCGGCCTGAAGATCTTCCCTCAGACCAGCGAAACCGATGAGGGAGCTGCGTATATCGAATACTACAGCTATGAGCCGGTTGGCTTTGCTGATGTTATCGCCAACTACGCCAGCGACCTGCCCCGTGTCGATGTGAAGGGTACTCCCCATCGTGCGGAAATTGTCAACATCGGTGACAGCTACGGCTACAACGTGCAGGAACTGCGTGCCTGCCGCCGCAATGCGGTTCTGGGCGTTATGAAGTCTCTGGACTCTGCGCGTGCTGAAGCGGCCCGCCGGGTGTATGATGTCAAGGTGAATCACCTGATTTGGCACGGCGACGAGAAGACGGGCATCATCGGCGTTCTGTCCTCCGGCAATAATATCCCTATCTATACCCTGCAGAACGGTGCAGCCGGTAAGGCCGACTGGGCATCCAAGACCGCAGACGAGATTGCGGCCGACATTGCCGGCATCCTGAACTACATCGACACCCTGACCCAGAATGTGGAGCACCCGGACAGCTGGGTCATGCCCAACGACCTGTACACCAGCCTGAACCTGCGCCGCATCGATGGCACCGGCGAATCCGTTCTGTCCTACATCAAGGATCACACTCCCCAGATTAAGAACTGGGAAGTTGCTGGCGAACTGTCCAAGGGCAACAAGGACTACAACAGCACTGGCAAGAACATCGGCCTGCTGTACACCAAAGACCCGGACAAGATGTCCCACGAGGTTCCCATGGCTTTCCTTCAGCACGCGCCGCAGGATCGCAATCTGGAAATCGTTATCAACTGCGAGGGCCGCGATGCAGGCATGATGATTCCTTATCCGCTGTCCGCCTGTCTGGTCTACGGCCTGTAAGAAAGGAGTAACACCCCATGAAGATCAAAAACATTTCCGTGAAGCCCATCTGTATCGGCGATGCGTCCATGCTGCCGGGCGATACTGCAGAAGTTGGCGAAACCTTTGCTGACACTGTTGGCTTTTATATCAGCATGGGGCTGATGCAGGAGGTGCAGGAGAAGAAGGCGCGCAAGGCCAAGGCTGAACAGGAGCCTGCTTCCGATGCTTCCGCAGAGGCTGAATCCTGATGGATGCCGTCGATGTGGCCGCAATCACCAAAATCGTAAAGATGGTGGGTGCTGAGTTTAAGGCTATGCCGGACGATGACATTTCGTTCTGGATTGGTCTGCAAGCACCGGTTATTTCGCAGAAAAAATTCGGTGCGGACTATAATCTGGCAGTGGCGCTTTTGGTGTGTCATGCTATGAAAATGGCAGGCAATGGCGATAACTCCCTTGGAACCATTGCAAACACTGGGCGTCTTGCCAGCGTATCCGAAGGTGGCGTGAGCATATCCTTTGCCACCAGCACCGCCGGGGCCACCGGAGATGCTGAGTACCAGCTTACTTCCTACGGCTTGCAGTTTATTTCGATTCGGAACCGGCATATCGTGCCTATCATGATTCGATAAGGAGGCCTGCCCATGGCGATAGCCAATGACATCGGCCTTGACCTGACGCCAGAGGGAAGAGCGGCGATGGAGCGCCTGAACGAACTGTCCAATGTGACCATAGAGGTTGGGTATCAGGCAGACCAAAAGGCGGCTGACGATGAAACATCGCTGGCCGAGGTCGCCTACTGGAACCACTACGGAACCCTCCACAAAGACGGTTCGGTGATGATTCCTGCCCGTCCTTTTATGGACACCATCAAAAAGCACTCGGAAGAACTGGCAGAGTTTTCGCAGCAGGCTCTGTCCTCATTGGAAACAGCTGATGCGGTTTCCAATGCGATTGGTTCTCAGGCAAAGTCCATGATTCAGGATGCAATCAAAGATGAGGAATGGGCACCCAATGCGCCCATCACCATCGAGGGCGGCTGGATGATGAACGAATATGGCAAGAAAGGCCCGGTGCCTGTGCATATTAAAGGGAAGAGCTCCACGAAGCCCCTGATTGATACAGGTGCCTTGCGTCAGAATTGCCAGTACGTTATCAAGAAAGGAAAGAAATGAACATCTTTAAGCAGATGTACACCGTGCGCCGCTACAAGGGCACCAGCTGGGATAGTGGTACGTCCGAAACAACTTACTCGGATATGCAGCTCCCACTTGATGTGCAGGCCAAAACGCGCCGCAATCAAGATGATGCTTCCGGCCGCTCTACGACCGGCGTTCTGACTGTGTATAGCGATGTCCAGCTTCTTCCTACGGAACCGGATAAACAGACAACGGGAGATCGTCTGCTTTACATGGGGCAGTGGTACGCCTGCAAATCGTCCATCTACTGGGGAAACACCATCCTGAAGCACTGGATATCAGAGTTTGAAGCTGTTGAGGGCGAGAAAGGGGAGAATGCCAATGACACCAGCTGAGTGCCGCGAGGCGGTTCGGCTCATGTTTGTGGAACTGTACCCCCATTGCACAGTGATTTACAGCTATCCCAATTCCGTTCGTCCACCGCTTCCGTATGTCGTTCTTGACTTTGAACGCATCGAGCTGGTGAACTCGTTTGAGTACGTCAAGAACGGGATTCTTTGGCAGGAAAAATGCAAGCGCATTCCGTTTTCTGCTGAACTGGTCACCGAGAGCAAGACGGAGCACGCTGCCGGGGTGAAAAAAGTTAGTTTGTCAACGGTCGTGGACGACCTTGAACAAGCTATTCAGTTCTTTGATAGCCAATACGCAGGTGACAAAATGCGCGCCATGAATATCACGGTATGCACGGAAGGGTCACCTGAACCAATCCATAACAGCGCGCCCGGCGTAGAGAGGGCGCGCTGTTCTTTTTATGTGGATTTTGTGCAGCGTACTAAGGAGTACGCTGCCTTGGCTCCGATTGACGGCGAGTATTCGGAAGACCATGCCAGTGCAGCATCCAAAAAAGTTGCAGACATGGAAGCCGGATGGTTTGATGAAGTCGAAGTCAAAAAAGAAATCCGAAATGAGTAAAGGAGCGAAACCACATGAATATCGACAAAATCGTTGAGGTCAATATCCAGATCTCCGAAGCGATGTCCATTGATGGTGGTTATGACACCATCCTCATTGTCGGCCCTCTGCCTAAAGCCCCCGGCGGTCGCGTTACACCTGATGTTGCCGGTTATGCGAGCTTGCAGGACCTCAAGAGCGCCGGATTCGCAGCGGACGACCCTGTGTACATTGGTGCCAGCAAGGTGTTTGGACAGTCCCCGAAGCCGCCCGCGGTAATGATCGCAGTGCAGAAGCTGTCCAGCGGCTCCACCGAAAAGGTGGATGTGACTCTTGATCGAGCCATCGGTATGCCGGGCTGGTACTGCATCTGCCCGGCGGGCATCAAGGAGGACTTCTACCAGAGCATTGCCGACTGGACAGAAGCCAATGAAAAGCTGTGTATCTGCGAGACAACCGGCATTTCGTCCTCTCCGGTATCGGATGCAATGCTTCGCACTGCGGTCATTCACGCTACCGCCGAGAACGACTGCGTGAACTGTGCTTACGCCTCCCGGTTCCTCTCCTATGACCCGGGCAGCGAGCAGTGGTGCTTTAAGTCCCTTTCCATGGTGTCTGCACAGGGACTGTCCACCACGGATATTGCAAGTCTGGAAACACGCAATATCTCGTATTACACAACTGTTGGCAGCAAAGCCATGGTGCAAGGTGGCAAGGTGAGCGGCGGCGAGTGGATTGACACCATTCGTTTCCGTGACTGGCTGAAGACCGAAATTCAGTCCAAGGTGCTGAACTTGCTTCTGGGCTTGCCCAAAGTGCCTTATACCGATCAGGGCATTGCGCTGGTGCAGAATGCTGTCATTGATGCGCTGGAAGAGGGCGTGCGTGCTGGTGGCATTGTGCAGGATGCTTCTTCCGATGATGGAGAAGCGTCTCGTGCATATACCGTCACCGTGCCGCGCGCGGCCGATTTGGATGCCGCAACTCGTAAGAGCCGCCGTCTTACCGGTGTGACATGGACAGCACAGCTGGCAGGTGCCCTGATCGCCGCGAAAATTGGCGGCACACTGAATTACTGAGAAAGGAGAACCGCTAAATGCGTGGAGATGTAACCGTTTACTCCCCGAAAAACGTTCTGTGCACCATGGGCATTCACATCGCGTCTGGTTTTACGGAGGATGGCTTTATTACCATTACTCCGCAGGGCGATGGTGTGACGGATGAAGCCGGTGCAGATGGCGAAGTGGTCATTTCGATTCCGGATGATCCTCGCTATGAAATCAAGTTGGTTCTGCAGTACGGTTCCAAAACAAACAACTGGCTGCTGAAGAAGTACAACAATAACAAGCAGACCCCGGGCAGCGGCCTTTTCAATATGCAAATCAAAGATCTGGGTTCTAACCCAGATTTTACGGCGCCCAAGGCATGGGTTTCCAAGCCTGCCCCGTGCGCTTACGGTAAGACCGGCCAGAATCAGGAGTGGACGCTGCGGGCTGTTGGCAAGATGGAGCCGAAGAACTGAAAGGAGGAAACCTGATATGAAAATGAAACGCATGGAAATGCGCGACATTACGGTTGGTGAATACCAGTTTAAGATTCGCCCGTTCGGTGCCAAGGATGCCACCTACATTTTTGGCGATGTCGCATCCATCATTCTTCCCATTCTGGGCACCGTGTCGGTTGCTAGCGACGATAAGGATGCTGTCAACATGGAAATGTTTGACGGGATGGACATGGACAAAGACTCGCTGGTCAAGGCGCTTGCCCGCATCAATGGCAACGCATTGAGCAAACTGGTGAGTGAGCTCCTGCTGGATCACAGCAACATCCGCGTTTTGGATCCTGAGAAAAACACTTATGAGGTCATGGGCGAGGATGATTTTGATGAAATTTTCTGCCAGTACCTCGCCGGAATGCTCAATCTTTGTGCTGAGGTCATTCGCTTAAACTTCAGCGGTTTTTTCAAAGATGCGAGCACCCTCTTTGGAGGCCTTATCAAAGTGCGCCGGGCGGGCAGCTCGAACAGTACGGAGAGTTCGACAACGACAGAGTAACGAACCTTGAATGGATTATGTATACCCTGATTCGTGAGCGGGTGGCTTCGATGTACGAACTGACCTATGTTTATAATCTGGATGAAATGCTAAAACTCTACGACCTGATTATGATGCAGCGGGACATTGAGTACGCCAAAAGCCAAGAGGACAGAAGGGGGGATACATAAGTGGCGGCGAAGGAAACTGTAATCGGAAAGTTCGTCAATCAAATTCTGTTCAAGGTCGATAAAAGCTCTGTTGATGACGCAAAAAGCGCTATCAGCGAAGTAAAAGGCTTTGCAGCTAAAGCACTTGGCGCAATCGGCATCTGCTTTTCCTTTACTAAGCTTGCTAGTCTTGCAGAGGAATTTGGCAGTATCAACGATACCATCCGCGGGGCAACCCGCGAGATGGGAGATCAAGCGGATATTCAGCAGAAGATTCTGCAAGGGGCTCAGGATTGCCGCGAAGAATACGGAGCCATGGCCGGAGATGTGACAAAGCTGGTGCAGTTGAACAGTAAACTGTTCCCGGTTGATGATGCTGTGAAGTTTGTTTCGCTTGTCGAAAAGCTGGAAAAGGGCTCCGGCAGAGAAGCAAATCTTGACAACACCATGAGTGTACTGCAAAAGGCTATGTCTTCGGGCAAGCTGGACAAATCTGGCTTCTCCAACTTAAAAACAGCTGCCCCGGAGGTGGTGAAAGCCATTTCGTCTGCAATGGGAGTGTCCGAAAAGCAACTCCAAAATCTGGCAGAGAGCGGAAAACTTTCCGCAAAGCAACTGAAAGAAGCGTTCTTTGCGGCGGAAAGCGACATTCAAAAGAACTTTGATGAACTCGGTTTCGGCATCGGGGACGCTCTTACTTATGTCAGAAATCAGTGGGGGCTTTGGCTTGCAGGCGCAGATGACATGCTTGGCATCACAACCAGTATTGGCAAAACAATAAAAACCATAAGCGATTTCTTGATAGGAAAAGCACAACGGCTGACTTCGTGGCTGAAAAATATTGCCGAGAAACTTGGCGGCGTAGAACAGTTGTTGAAGCTGATTGCGATGGTCGCCGCAGCTCTGTTCCTTGCAACCAACGGAAACAAGATTCTGTCTTTCCTAGTGGGCGCAGTGAAACTCCTGCAAGGATTTAATCTGCAAACTGCCCTTGCGGCCGCAAAATGGCTCTTACTGTTCCTTGTGCTGGAAGATGTTTTTACTTTCCTGCAGGGCGGCGATAGCGTCTTTGGGCGACTCCTGAGCGAGGCTGGTGTTGACGTTGACGCATTGAGAGAGAAAATCAGTGCGTTCTTCGAGGGGGCAAAGCAATTTGGCCGAGACGCTCTTGATTCGCTGGGTCAGTTCTGGGAGGAACACAAAGGTGCGATTTTAGTTGTTCTGCAAGCCCTTTGGCAAGGACTAGTTGACCTGACCGCAGACATCATCACACTGGGCGGGCACCTATTCGACCTTCTGGCTGGCTTGATTATCGGCTTTCAGACCGGTGATTGGACGCAATTCCTGACAGGCTGTAAGGAACTGTGGCAAGATTTCCTCGATATTCTGAATGGTTTGGGACGCGCTGCTTTTGGCGAAACATGGGAGCCACTGAAAGAAAGCGCACAGGCAATTTGGGATTGGCTGAAAGGATTCTTTGACTGGTTCGGCGATAAAATCACCTGGGCTAAGAACCTGTGGAACGGCGTAAAAAATTTCTTTGCCGGTGGAAATGGCGGTGATGTCGATGATTCTGATGGCGGGGACGGTCCTGATAAGAATTCGCCTGGTTTTAGAGGCATGGGAGGCGGAAAATCCTCTGGTGGCAGCGGCCGCACAAGCAATGGTAAATCACCGACAGGGACGCAGACTTCCTCTGGGAGCACTGCCACAAGTAGAAATGCTGCCAGTGCATTTATTTCGGGAGGAAGGCCGGTGTCTACAACAACGGCATCACAGCGGCCGATTGCTCAAACTACGAACACCAAAAACATCACTGTAAAACAGGAAAACCGACAAAGCTACACGTTCCAAGTGTCTGATCGCAATGCCGCATCCAAACTGCAGTCTACCGTGAGTTCGCAGTCCTCGCAATCTACGAAAGATTTGACGCATGCGCTTAATTACGGGAGGTGATGCCTGATGGAAGCGACACAACCCGCACGCTTGGGAGATTTTGAATTCGATGCTATCATCAAACGCCCGGAAACATTGTCCAGCAAGATCCCGGACTACGCAACGGAAGAAGGGTATAGCGCCAGTGACCACATCTGTCTGGAAGCGGTGACGCTTGATGTCACAGCTGTGATTTCTAACGCGCCGATTACATGGGCGGACCGGCACCCGGCATCATCGAGCCGGGTACAGAGTGCTGTCGAGGAGTTGCGGCAGTTGTGGGAGAAAAGAACACCGATGACCTTTACGGCCGGCGGTGACAGCTATGAGAATGTCTGCATCGAGAGCGTGACGTTCCCCAAAGAGGAAAGTAACTGCGAACGTATTGAACTGAAATTGAAGCAGGTGTCTATCAATTCGACAGAAACTGCAAATATCAGCATAAAGTACGCTCGCGGAGGAACGTCTAAAAAGAATACCGGCGCGAGCCAGAAGAGCACCTCCACGGCAAAATCTTCCAGCAGCGGAAAATCTTCTTCCCGCAGCAGTATTCTTTGTTCTGGGGCAAAAGCCATAGGATTGTTTAAGTGAGGTATAGGCGATGGATTTGGAATACTATGAAATCTCTGTGCCGGACCGAAACGATTCCATCATGCGCGTGAACCTTGATGAAGTGTACTACAATCTCCGGCTGACATGGAACGCATACGGTGGCTTTTGGATGCTCAGTATATATGACGCAGAAATGAATATTATCCTCGGCATGGCGCGGCTCGTGCCGGGGACGATTTGGAATTTCTACTATCAAACCCAAGGAGGTCCGCCGGGCGTTCTTGGCGTTGAAACGGAGCAGGAAACAATTGGCCGCAATGATTTTGTGGATGGAAAGGCAAAATTGTTATACCTTCCTGCAAAACAGCTTGGAGTGTAACAGATGGACATCTGGGATAGACAGTACCGAGTAAGAATCGGGAAAAATAATTCTGTTGGCCGCGAAATCGGAAAGCCTAACGAAAAAACGAAGAGGGTTATCCGATGTTCCTTTTCCTGTGAAATTGGCGATAGTTCAAGTTCTAATACAGGGAAAATCACACTTTGGAATCTGGCGGATGAAACCTTGCGCCTTTTGGAGCAGGAAGATTGCCTGATTGAACTGCGTGCTGGATATGGCGATGACCTGCCTGTTATTATGGGCGGTTCTCTGACGTGTTTTGAAACCGAAACAAACGGCGCGGATCGACAGACCACAATTGAGTTTGTGGATAGCTTTACATCCGCACGAGATACAACGGTGAGCCTGAGTTATTCGGGTGTTGTGAATGGAGAAAAAATCGTCAGGGATGTTGCTCAAGAAATGGGGTGCGAAGTTAAGCTTTCTCCCAAGGCTAAAATGATCGACTTTAAGAATTTTGCTTTTGTTGGCACAGGAAAGACGCTTATCGGGCGACTGTGTGATAGAAGCAAGCTTCGCTGGAGCGTTCAAAACGGAATCGTTCAAATATGTGCTCTGGATGAACCTCTAACGATGGCGGCTTATGTCCTTTCGGCTGATTCCGGCATGATTGGTTCACCGAAGCCTTTCTTTGAATCCGCATCGACCAGTAGCAAATCTTCAACGAGCAAGAACGCGAGTTCTAATACGACCAAAAGAAAGGCCAAAAAAGGCATTGAAGTTACATATTGCCTAAATGGCCATATTCAGATTGACGATTATGTGAAAGTGGAATCCAGAGAGTACAAGGGGAACTACCGAGCGTCAAAAATCAGGTTCACCGGCGATACGGAGGGCGACGATTGGCAATGCGTTGGGCAGTTTGTGGAGGTGAAGTAGCGTGGATCAGGACTTCCGCGATGCAGTCGTGAGCATCATCGACCAGTACATGAGGGATAATATCCACACCTCGGCACCTGCTAAGGTCGGTAACGTGTCCGAAAACTTCACTGCTGAATTAACGCCGGATTTGAAAGTAACGACCGATGATGATAGGGAAGTACCCTACCCTAAAATTTCGGGCACGGCCATCCTGATGCCTACCGGAGCAGGCGGCACAATCGGGTTTGCGTTTCCTGTGCATTCCGGGGATGGATGTGTGGCTATTTTCGGAGAGGGCGGCTCTGGAACAGACTTGAAGTGGGACTTATCCAATGCAACCTTGCTGCCGGGCTTGCCTGCATCGTCTAGCGAGCAGGTTAAGCGTGCCGGCAGTGAGGACGCAGCAGTTGTTTTTGCGCCGACTGCGACCATCACCGTCAAGAAAGACAGCATCGAACTAAAGAAGAAAGATACTGTTGTCACGATGAAAGATGACTCTGTCACTGTAAAAAGGGGAGCGTCGGAAATCAAGGTGACCAACGGGAGCATTAAGTCGAAAAACGGAGGCACTTCGGTTGAGAAACTTCCTGCAAGTGTGAAAATCACCACAGCGACCGTTGATGTGACTGGCAATGTGAAAATAAAAGGAAATGTTCAGGTTCAGGGCAATGTGGATATTTCTGGAACGCTGACACTTGGCGGCATCGTGATGAATACGCATACTCATGCGGGTGTGCACGGGTTGACAGGAGGGCCGCAGTAATGGCATTGAAAGACCTTGCGCTTGCGGCTGATGGAGATTTGTTCATCAACGAAACCGGCGATTTTGAAATCATCGATGCCGTTCGGCAGGGTGTGCAAATTCGTCTGCGCTGGATAAAAGGAGAATGGGTGTTCAATACCGCTATGGGCACGCCTTACTTTGAAACAATCCTTGTGAAGGTTCCGAATCGAGCCTTGATCGAGAAGGCCCTGCGAGACCAAATCCTCGCCGTTGATGGCGTAACAGGGGTGGGCGCCATCAACCTTATAAAGGATGCAAAGACTAGAACGCTCCGAGCGTCTTTTACCGCGACCACTACTGAAGGAGAAATAGAAAGCGAGGTGGAACTGTCCCATGTCGGACTACGGAGTGACAGATAAGGGCTTTCAAATGCGCCGACTGGATGAAATTTACACCGACATCTGCAAAAGGTTTAAAGACGAGGTTGGAGTTGACCCATCGGAGAACCCACAAAGCGTGATGAACGTCCTGTTTACAATTTTTGCGGATGCCCCGGCGGAACTCTGGGAGGCTTATGCTGCTGCATATCAGCAGCTTTTTCCCAATACGGCCTGCGGCGTTGCGTTAGATAACGTGATGCAGGTGGGCGGGGTGAGCCGCATTGGACAGGCCAAAACCAAGTATTTTATCTCTTGTACTGGCCAAGAGGGAACGGTCATTCCGGTTGGCGCTTTGATTCAGTCGAGCAGCCGACCGCAACGTACTTTTCAGGCGGTCAGCGCATCCATAATCTCCAGCGCAAACTGGAGAAAGCTGGCAATTCGTCCGATTGAAAGCATTGCAGGAACGTTTACGTTTGATTTTGGCGTTTCTCGCAATGCGACCAGTGGAGAAGTTGGAACCTATGCAGAAAGTTCCAGCGTCACAAAGAAAATGACCGTGTCCTCGTATGACGATGCGTACTCGCAGATGCTTGCGGCTGTCCAGTCTTTTGATGCTTTGGTAAAGTTCGGCATCACTGTTTCGGACGAAACCGACGATCAAGGAGAGCATTCAATCGTTTTGACTGCATCGGGCGCCGCTGACAGCTTTTCGGCAACGTTGTGCAAGTACATTACGGTTACGGAAGTGACCAGCAATATCCAGTTTGAAAGCGCGGAATATGGCAGCTATGTGCTGGCTGAGGGTGTTATCACACAGATTGTTACTACCGTGGACGGTTGGACAGCCTGCACCAATGATATCACGCCGATTAAGGGTCGGCTGACCCAGACAGATGCCGAAGCCAGAACAAGTTATACAAACCGCGTCGCAAGCCGCGGTACCGGCACGGTTGCGAGCATCGTTTCGCTTTTATACAGCGATGTGGAGGGCGTGACCTTCGCAGCCGGATACGAAAACTACAATGATACGACCGATGCAGAGGGTAGACCACCGCACAGCATTGAAATCGTGGTTCAGGGCGGCACTGACGAAGATGTGGCCAATATCATTTGGAAGAACAAGGCGGGTGGCATCCGCGCATACGGAAAGCATTATGCTTACGCTACCGATGTCAACGGCAATCGGCAATATTTGGAATTCACTCGCGTGAATGACGTTTATCTATTGCTTTCTATTACGGTTACGAGTTCTGGCGGGCTGGACGATGATTATGTAGCGAGAATCAAATCTTTGCTGATGGAGGAAAATCTTTCGGCGGGTGCAACGATTCGCTTGCAAAAATTCATTCGTCCCATTATGGAGAATGTGTCCGGTGTTGATTATATCGAAATCCGGGGCTTGCTGAGTGAAAAGCCTGAAATTGAGACGGTTGCCGATAGCTCTATGCTGACCGGCATAGTACCGGTTCAAATCAATCAGCAGCCCATCATTAGCATGAGCGGCATCCGGGTGGTGAAAGCATGATTGACGCTTACAAGGAAATGTATGGTAAGCTGCCAATGCAGTTTCAGCTGGAATCCTTTGAAGAAAGCAAAATGGGCGATTATATCTGCGACACCATAGATGATCTGAAGAATCTGCCTGAAGATTGTGAGATGGGGAGCATCGCCAGAATTATTGCTCCGCCTGCAATCTATCGAAAGAATTCGGACGGGAAATGGATTTTACAGTTTTCCAGCAAGGGGGTGTCTTGATGGGCTATGAAGTCCTAAAAGAAACACCTCTCAGTGTTGAAAAAATGTCAAATCTGGACGGTATCATTTGGGCTGTTGCGCCGGAGTACGAAAATGCTTCTTTGTTCCTTGGAGATCTGGAAAATCTGAACGATTTTGATAGCTGCACGGGCGTTTGGCTTGATCGGCTTGGACAATTAGTCTGTCTGACCCGTCAGCAGGCCGGAGCGATGATTGGAAGCCGAGAACTTGCAGACGATGATGATATTTATCGCGTTTGCCTGAAATATAAGGCTTTTGTCAATTCCTGCCGATGCACGCCGGATGAAATCATCGAAGCAACTAGAATTATTTTCGGTGCAACACAGGTGGTTTATAGTGAACGACGAGACACGCCGGCAACGATCTTTCTTTCGATTTCAGCACCGTTTTCCGATATGGTCATGTCTATTCTAGGAACGCATGACCTTATTGTGCGTCCTGCGGGCGTAAAGGTTCGCGTGGACTGCTCGACAGAGGATGCGGAAACCTTTGGCTTTGTGGATCTCAATCCGCGAGTTGCAGGTTTCGGCGAAGGAAAGTTTGCACAGTCCATCAATTAACTGGGGGTGATTTATTATGGCAGAAGGTCGCGCCGGGGCGCTTGAAGATTATGCAACTGTGGCGTTTTCGATGTCTGGCGTGAAGCAAGACATTTCGCTGGAGGATTGGAAGGGCGGCTGGGCTTCTATTGTCGGTGGCCTGAACGGAAAACCAACAAGCCAGCAGTTCAACATGGTCACGTATATTTTGAGTGCCTTGCTGAATCAGGCTATTTCTGACCTGTCTACTGTCAAGAGGACGGCAAACAGTGCAATGCCTAAGAGCGATTTTACGGCGAAGCAGATTGTGTCCCTGCTGGCAGCATACGGACTGATGAAAGGCTGCGATGCCGATACGGTTGATGGTAAGCACTCGAATGCTTTCGCACCATCTACGCATGAGCATTCGGCAAGCCAGATTACAAGCGGAAACCTTCCAATTGAACGCGGCGGTACGGGTTCTGGCACCGCCGCTGATGCCTGCAAAAACCTTGGCGCAATGCGCAATGCGGGCGGCACTTTCACCGGAACGGTGCATTTTGCAAACGGCACGGTACATTATGTGACATCCACAGGTGATGCACACTTTAAGTCTTTGGCGGTGTCGGGTGATATTTCCGCGCAGCGTGTCTACGATGCGGTCTACAACGACTATGCAGAGTTCATGCCGCGTGGTGAACAGACCGAACCCGGCGATATTATCGCTCTGGATACTGGGAGCCAGACAGAGCGGTATATCAAGGCCACGAACCTATCTGACCGAATTGCAGGAATTCACACGGATGAGTATGCAATGCTCATTGGTGGAAATAAAGTGGCTAAAGGGCAGGATTTTCTTGAGGAAAACCTACCCTCTTTCATTCCTGTGTCACTGGCCGGTCGTGTTCACGCGAAAGTGGTTGGACCTGTCCATACAGGCGATTACATCGTTCTATCCAGCACGCCAGGCGTTGGACGAGCCGTTGCCCCGTGCGAATCTTATCCGGCATACAAAATCGTTGGATACGCCTGCGAGGGCGATGACCGCACTGATCTACGGCTGGTTAAGGTGAGAGTTGGTGGCGCGTAATGGTTAAGAGAAGTGAAAAATTCTACCCAATCGACTACACGGAACTCAAAAGGCAGCTTGATGCCGAGCTCAATCGGCGAGGCAAAAGCGAAGGGGCTGGACAGGGACAGAGTGTAGGAAGCGTGTCTGCGCACATACAGAACTATTCCGCTGTACCAGAGAGCGGCGCATATATAGTGGCGGAGCATATCCAAAAAATCACGAACCCTCTTTCTGCTATCACCGGGAGTTCAATCACTCCCGAAAACGGAAGCAAGGTTACTGCGGATGTGCTTTCAAAAGCCGCGGCTGTTCTTAGCCAACTTTGCGCTATTCCAGAAAACGCTGCATCCAGCGGATGCGCTGGAGCTTGCTCCGGGCTCTGCACAACAGGCTGCTACTCTGCTTGCTTCAGCTGTACCGGGTCGTGCTCTGGAGGATGCACCGGTTCGTGCACAAAGAGTTGCGCCGATGACTGCACTGGGTCATGCACCGGATCTTGCACAAGCACTTGCATTGGATCCTGTACGGGCTCGTGCACGACGTCATGCGCAGACAACTGTTCCAGCACTTGCAAAGGTGGTTGCACTGGTGGATGCACTGGCAGCTGCAAAACCACCTGTGTTCAGACATGCGCAAACGACTGCGGCGGAAGCTGTACAGGAACGTGTACAGGAACGTGCACTGGAAGCTGCACAGGAGGATGCACAGGAGGATGCAACACAACTTGCACACAGTCCTGCGCAAATAGCTGTTCGTCCGGCTGTAAGGGGTCTTGCTCTGGCGGGTGCGAAGGGTCTTGTGATGGGTGTTCCTCAACCTGCTCCGGCGGATGTAGCGCAACTTGCAAAGACAACTGTGATTCTCAGTGCGTGTCATCCTGCAAGGCAAACTGCGGAGGCAACTGTGGTGGAACGTGCCAGTTTTCCTGTATCGTAAGCTGCGGAAAATCTTGTGATAACACATGCAACAGTACTTGCGGCACCACCTGCGGAGAATACTGCAAGGCATCCTGCGATACATCCTGTACCGGATGCACGGCAACGTGTGCGGACGATTGTACCGGAAGCTGCAAAAGCGGATGTGGCGGAAGCTGCACTGGCCCGCTCTTTTTTCAAGGATAGACGAGGAGAACAATATGGAAACTACAGTTCATTATGCAATAAACTCAGATTCAAGCACTGAAGCGTCGTACCTCCGCAATCTGCCACTTATCAAGCTGCTCCAGCAGGAGCCGGTTGATGTGGAGGATTGGGGGATGCTTCTTTCGGTAACTCCCAACGGAGAAGACAAGCTGTTCTGGTGTCTTGGCTATATCGGCGCCCTTTGCGCTCTTGATGCTACCGATTTCGACAGCTGGTTCATCTACTGCCTTACGGTCGTGGAATCAGCGCTTAATGCTTGCGAAATCAAGAACACTCCTGACGAGCGCAAGAACTTGCTCGCACTTGGGCTGGCAGCAAGAACATTCAATTTTTCCGCAAATCCTGTCACGAAGCAGATGAAATGCGGAGACACCCTGCGCAGCGTCTCCGAGTATTCTTGCTCTGAGGATGCAGATATCTTCGCTATGTGGTACGTCTTGCGTACGCTTACCGAATACTTGCGCTTGGACTTCAACAACAACCTTCGCGCTCTTACCTCTGCACTTGGAGCGATGAACAAAATCCGTGCACGCTACACTCAGATTGCGGAAAGACTTCCCAAGATGGACGCTTGCTGAGAAAGGAGCAAACTGTGAAAGTTATCGCGTTGAAACCAGAAGAAAGCGAAACCTTGGAACGGGCTTTCTATGAAGCGGACTCTTACGAGAGGCTTATTTCCGTCCTTGGCCGGAATCTGAATGCGGAAGCAAGTGCCGATGCCAAGGACATCATCATGCACTATGCGGAACCGTGCCGCGCATCTCAGATGAAGCTCAAAATGGTGCAGAATAAGATTATTTCTCGCTATACGGAGCCTGAGGATGAAATTAAAAGATTCTGGTTCGATATTGCCCGAGGGGAGGTACATCTCCTTGACCCGTAAAAGACACGAAGACTACTCCAACATGGTACAACGGTTATATGCGGGCGATGATATTTCTGTAAATCACGCGCTCTGCAGAAATATCACCTTTCAAGTAACAAGCGGGTGCAATCTGCGGTGTTCATATTGCTATGAGCACCACAAAGGCGCTGAGCACATGAGTATCGAAACGGGTCGAAAGATCGTGGACTATCTGCTTGATCTGTATGAACAGGGCGACTCCGACTTCATCAACCGCAACACCAGAGCTGTTGTTCTTGATTTCATCGGTGGCGAGCCCCTGCTCGAAGCGGAACTCATAGAACACATCTGCGACTACTGGTTTTCGGAGTGCTACCGCAGATCCATCCCGCTTGCCCCATTTACCAGAATATCCTTTGCGACGAACGGAAAGCTCTGGTTTAGCCCTGAAGCCCGGCACCTTTTTGACAAGTACCACGAAATGATGTCTGTGACCATCAGCATTGATGGCGTTCAAGAACTGCACGATAAGTACAGAGTGGACGAGCACGGAGTCGGTAGTTTTTCTCTGGCATGGAGCGCATTTCAGGATGCGAAGCACAGATTTGGCTGGCTAAACTCAAAAATGACATTCGTTCCGGGCTCTTTCCGGTATATCGCAGACAGCATCAAAATGATGCTGGACGAGGGATGCACCGATATTGCGTGCAACTACGCATACGAGCCAGTCTATACGCCAGAGGACGGAAAGCTGCTTTACGAGCAGATGAAGACTGTTTCTGACTACATCGTTTCCAAGCAGCTTGACGTTTCCATCACCATGTTAGATAGCATCCTCGGTGGTAAAACCACAAGCGACACCAATTTTTGCGGCGGAACGGGAGCGATGATGTCATTCGCTCCTGATGGATCTGCGTACCCCTGCATCCGGTATGCACCTATCAGTATTGGCGAGGAAAAATCGAAGAAAGTTCGCTTCGGCAGCGTCTATGACGGTCTGTATACCACGGATGTCCAACGTCAGACAAAAGCTGAACTTGATGCAATCACCCTTACATCGCAGTCTGAACAGAAGTGTATTGACTGCCCCGTATCTGCCGGCTGTGGCTGGTGTTCTGGTTTGAACTACGAGATGTACGGCACGGCCAATAAACGTTTTACAGGCATCTGCTGGGCTCATAAAGCCCGTGTGCTCGCAAGTGCATACTATCACAATCGACGGTACATCGAAATAGGGGATTGCCTTCCTATCAAGGCCGAACTGCCAAAAGATGATGCTCTCGAGATACTTCCCGCTGCCGACTATGAAGAGTTTCTTAAAATCGAAAGAGCAGCCCTTCTGAAATTCGCTGATGAAAACGGAATCAGCTGAAAGGAGAATATATGGCGATTCTGATTGCAAGTACCCTGCTGGAAACTGAGACCGAAGCGTGGTACTCATTCTATGTGGACACGATGGAAGATGTCAAAGGACTGCCTACGAGCAAAAGCACAGGTTCATCGTACAAGGTCAAGAAATTCGCAAAGCCGGCCAGTCAGGCATACTGCATCGAAATGGCAGCGCAGTACGTTTTGGATGGAGCTGATGAATGGCGGTTGCTCTACGCGATCCGCGATGATGTGGCAGATGCAATTCTGAAAAACGTCGAAGAAATCAAGCGGCTGGTAGCCAATACCAGCGCTTCAGAGCAGGCCGCAGCGCAGAGTGCATCTGCCGCGAATGCCAGCGCAATCGCGGCCAGTAAGTCCGAAAGAATCTCCACGGAAAATGCGTCTTCTGCGGCGGCAAGTGAGCGTGCATCGAGGGATAGCGCGGCAGACGCTCGAACATCCGAAGGAAATGCACTGAACTACATGAACCGGACAGCGGACATTGCCAATCAGGTGGCGGGATCGGCGGCATCTATCAATTTTGCATTCGGACCGGATGCCGATGGCCGTTTCTCATTTTTTGTCCGCAGGAGCAGTTAAAATCACGGAATCCGTGATTTTCTAACAAAAATCAGATTTACAGATGTTGCATGGCTATAATCTGGAAAGGAGTTTCTATGTTCAAAGTTATGCAGCAGTATGGCACCGCAGCCCAGCCGGCCACGGTGTACTACTGCGACGATGAAGCAGACCTGCAGAATATCAAATCTGCACCGATGGGGGCGCAAGCACTGGTTATTCATACAGGCAATATCTACATCGCCGATTCTACCGGGAAGTTTTACCCGATGTAAGGATGGTGGCGTATGATTGATATTTTGACCTACGCAATCGCCCGCAGGAAATCAGCAGCAAAATTGGATGAACTGTATAGTCAGACAAAAGCTGTTGCGGATGCGGCGAAAGATAGCGCAGAGACCAGCAAGGCCGCTGCTGAGACATCGAAGGATCTGCTGAACAAGACGACAGCTGCGGCCCAGCAGGCTGCGGCAAGCGCTGCTTCTGCAAGCTATGCACTTGGCCCGGACGAGAGCGGTCGGCTGTCGTTTTTCATCAAGAAAAGCACCTAAAAGGGGGTATAAGAAATGGGTGACACATGGGAACTTATCAATCATCCTATGAGCGATGAAACCGGTCTGGAACTGGTCGCTCAGATGAAACGCCAAAATGACATTTTGGCAGGCATTGCTGCCGGTACTGCCGGCGCAGAATTCGTGGATGCAACATTCCGCGGTCTGCTGGATGGCAAAAATACCACAGAAATCTTCTGGAGCTGGTGGCCGCTGTCTGCCGGTGATGGCGTGACGAAGTATCAGCGTCTGGAACGCTTTGCGAAAATGCTCGCAGAGAGCGCTCGCAGCAAAACCTACACCGTTCGCTTCTACAGTGATGATGTGAGTGGTGATTACACCGGCACCCCGCTGGATGATCTGGCAGACGGGCGTGAAGCGGCTCCGCTTCTGACTGACACCAGCCCGGAAACCGCAGACTGGTCGGAAGAGGATCCTTTCACATGGTACATTCGCGCCAATGCGCTGTCCTTGGAAGATGGCACCATGAACGTGCTGGCAGTTGAGGGTGAAACCGGGTTTGACCTTTCCGGCGAAACCGCACCCGTTTACTGCTTCGCTCTGTCCTTGATGCTGAAGGAGTGGGAGGATGGCGCCTACATCTATAACAGCTGGCGCACCTTCTCCGGTGGCGGTTATGAACCTATGGCTGGTGATGTGGCCCCGGATAAGAGCCGCCGCTGGCTGACATGGCATCCTGCTTTCTACGGCGGTAAAAATTCCAAGGGCGGCATGACCAGCGGTGCTGGACTGCCCCCGATGCCGTGGACAAGCGCCAACGCCGCTATCCCTCTGGCTCGTAAAATCACCGCTTATGATGCCCTGTGGACTGACTGCGACCAGCAGTATGTTCTGGCTCAGTGGCGGCTGCGCCATTGGACGCTGAGCAACAGCGGAAAACTGGAGGGCTGCACGGTCTACAATTACCAGTACACCCCCGCTGCGGCGGAAACCAGCGTAAAGCGTGTGCTTGTGACGAAAGCACAGGGGGCAAATTTCCTCGTGGGCTCTGCTGTGTGTATGGGTGAGCGTGGCGAGAATACAGGGACAGACCGCAACGCGGACTACAATCACAATATCTTCAACTGGGCAAAGATTTCCAGCATTACCAATGTGACTGTGAACGACACCGAGTATGCGGCTCTTAACCTTGAGCTGGATGCTCCCATCGACACTACGACTACGATGCTGGTATCTACTATGCCGTGGGAGTCCGGCACGACAGAGTGCGTGCCGGGTCATAGCGATGGATGCCGCGGGAGCCTGACCAACGGCAAATATCCGTATCGCGTGGCTGGAATCGAGATGCAGATTGGTGCCTACATCGAACAGCTTGACCCTCTGTGGAAGGCCAGCATCGTGGATGATGACCACTGGCACTATGACGTGTTCTCCTGCAAGAGCGGTGAAAAGCAGGTCGGTTCTATTTCTTCTGACTATGCCCAGACTGGCTCCTTCGACCTGAACGACAAGGTAGCTTGGTCGTGGCACTATATCCGTAAGCTGGGCAAGTTGGGCGCGGAAGCCATGATGTATGAAAAGTTCAATGGCAGCGGTTCCACCTATGTACGGGCTGCGTTTATTTCGCCCGGTTCGGCGGGTCTGTACGCCCCGTGGCGCGGTGGCGCCCTGTATGGCGGTGCTTACTGCGGCCTGCCTTGCGCGGCTGGCAACCTTTCCCCGGCGTACTCGTACTGGTCCGGCGTGCCCCGGCTTGCTGGCTCGGGCAAAAAGAGAGGGTGAATATGTGCCGTAGGCACATAGAGGGGGTGTAACCCCCTAATCCCCGTTCACGTTTCCCAGCTTGCGCCGATGGTTTACCATCGGCGCAAGCCGATTATTTTATGGAGCAATGAAGCGGCGTGTGGCTGCGTTTATTTCGCCCAGTTCGGCGGGTCTGTACGCCCCGTGGCGCGGTGGCAACCTGAATGACGGTGCTAACTGCGGCCTGCCTTGCGCGAATGGCAACAATTCCCCGGCGAACTCGAACTGGAACGGCGTGCCCCGGAATGCTGATGATAAATAGCCCTCAAAAGGGCATAAGCGTTTCATTGCGCCTGTGGCTTGACCACTAAGATCATGTTATACCGACACCATGCAGCTGAGCGTTTCGAGATATACGGACGCATTGGTGAGAGCGTGGCCGCAGTTTTTGGGACTGCGTGGCGGTGAGTAGTAGAAATCCGTTTTGCCTGATTTAAGGCCTGAAGCGGCAACCGAAATCCGTTGAACATCAGCAAGTTTGGAGGCTTTAAGGATATGAAAACAAAGAGGTACTTGTCGCTCAATCATGAAATGTGCGAGCGTGCTGTCCTTGAAGCTTTTGATAAGAAATGGTTCCGCCGGGATTACCTCGCTACGGTGGAAAAATATGGAGGTGTAAGCCGTGCACAACTATCGAGCGCCGCCCGCGTAAACGACTGGAATCCGCGTTTAGAAGCCGTAAATGGGATTGCTCTTGAAATGGAGCAACGGATAGAAGATTTGTTGGACGGAGAAACAGACGACCTTGATCTTGACCCTGTGAGCGTGTTCTACAGAATTGATGGAATCAGCATGAAACGGCGGGAACTGTCTAACTGCTGTCCAATGCACCAAGCTTTTGGGCATTTGGCGGTACTTGGACTTCGCCCGTTGCTTCAGGCAAAACTGTTGCCGTATCAATTTGCCAGCATTCCCGGCAAGGGACAAATCGCTTTGAAACGTCAAGTCGAGCGTTGGCTTCGCAGAAAAAGTCTTGGCATACAGTATGCAATAAAGCTGGATGTGCAGGGGGCATACGCCCACACAAAACAGGAACTTGTGATGAAGATCCTGCAGAAAGAAATCCCGGGAGCAACATGGCTTCTGGCTGTTGTCAAATGTCTTTTAGCAATGGCTCCGGGTGAGGGATTGCTTATCGGCGGCTATCTTGAAGCGTGGCTTTTTAACCTTGTTGCCAGCTATATGCTAGTCAAGGTCATGAGTTATGCTAAGGTTCGCCGTGGAGCATCCACGCGATTCGTGACCCGCAGCGGTAGCTATATGGATGACCTTGTCTTGTTTGGTCGACGATGGGCTGACATACAGAGTGCAGCCCGAAAATTGACTAAGTGGGCGCTGACCGAACTGGGATTGACAATAAAAAACGAGTGGGTTCGTGTGGACTTCCTTAGCGCCGCTGAAGAGCATCAGCGCAGACACCTAACGGGAGCGGCAAAAGGATGCCCGGGTTTAGATATGGCTGGCTATGTGATGCACCGTACCTACACCACGATACGCCCCAGAATTTTTCTGAGGGCTCGGCGGCAGTACATTCGAGCCAAGGCTGATGTTTCACGAAATGGATATGTGCCGGTCTGGCGGTCATACAAGCTGGTCAGCTATAACGGCTATTTTGACTGGACAAAATCTCGTGCAATCAGCGAAGCCCTAAAACAGAAAAAGCTGTTCACGGCCGCAAAAGTAGCAATCCGCGTAACGACACAAAGAAATGCAATGAAGAAAGTGAGGATAGCAGCATGATTTTTACCGAGAACCTTGACCATAATCCGCAGGCGGTAACGCTGGAGAAACTGCCGGACGGTACGGCTTGGCTGTACCTGCGTAAGGACGCTCATGAGGTACGAACCGAGGCTCCCGAAGGAGAGCAGGGCGGTACTTCGTGGGAGTGCACCACGGCTCTTTGCAAGTTGGGTTCCGATTATGCAGAGGAAACCGTGGAAAGCATCACGGCGGCGGCTGATGATTGGTGGGTCTATGCAGAAGCATGGACGACCGCCGATGAAGCTGCGCCCTCTCTGGAAGAGCGTGTGAGCGTGCTGGAAACTCTGTTTATGGGAGGCGAACTGTAATGGGCAAGGAACAGTTTTATCGTACTATGTACCGCATGAAGAAGATCACCGCTGCAGGCGTGTGGGAAAAGGTTGACGAGGGTGAGTTGACCAAGGCGCAGGCCTTGCGTATCTGCGGTCCGCGACCGAAGGAATCCTGATGGAAGGTGCTTTTATTTGAGCCGAGAACAAAAGCTCGAAGTTCTGTTAGCATCGGCGGTTCATCTCCTGGATTGCTGGGAGGACATTTCAGCTGAAACAGGAGAAGAACCCGAAAATTATGGTGAGCAGAGAGCAATCCTGCAAGCCGAATACGATGCTATAAAGTGTTGAGAGAAGCCGTGCTGATGGTCAGCGCGGCTTTTTTGTTTGGAATAGAGGTGGATTTTTTTGATTTCTCCGTATAAGGGCACTTTCAGAGTGTCGCAGGCATACCGAAACCTGCGAGCAAATGGTACATATCACCAAGGATATGATCTCGTGGGCATTGGAGACAAAAGCATCTATTGCCCGGTTTACGGTACGGTTATTCGTGCTGGATGGGAGTGTGCAACGCTTCCGAAGAAAGGTTTTGGCCAGCGTGTTGTGGTTCGTATCGGCAGCACTGCCTACTATATGTATTTTGGGCATCTGTCCAAAATCAACGTGGCCGTCGGGCAGAAGCTGAAACCGGGAGATCTGATTGGTGTTGAGGGCAGCACCGGCCACAGCACCGGAAGTCACCTGCATTGGGAAATTCGCATCAACGATATTTCTACTGGGTATGTATCGGTGCATCAGTACGCAGGCATCCCGAATGTGGCAGGCTCTACTGCATACACGTCCAACTGGGTCGCAGAACTTTTCGGACCCAGCAACCTGAAAAAGTCCACCAGCGGCTTCCCGCAGCGCTTGTACAATTCGGTGCTGCAGGGTGCACTGGGAATCGACAAGGACGGTATCTTCGGGGCGAATACCGAAAAAACAGTCAAGGAGTTCCAGAGTGCTCACGGTCTGACATCTGATGGCATTGCTGGAGCAAAGACAAAGGTGGCTCTCGCTAAACAGCTTTGAGAGAAAGGGGTTATAATCTATGAGCGTTATGAATATTGTTACCGCCTGTATCGTGATTCTGATTATGGCAGTTCTGTCCGTCGTGGCGATTCGCTTCGGCTATAAGGCGCTTCTGATCGAGTGGGCAATCGATGCTATCTCCAAAGCGGAGAAGGAGTTCGTTGGTACCAAACTGGGCGAGGCGCGCCTTGCGGTTGTTGTGTCTTGGCTGCGCGAAAAGGTGCCTGCACCGATTCGCTTCCTTGTGACGGACGACTTAATTCGCAAAGCAGTCCAGACATCGTTTAACGCTGCAAAGTCTGGGCTGGAGGTGCTGAAGAATGCTTAAGCGGCTTGTGGATTGGCTCTTGGATCGTCTTCCCGTAACGAGATGGATCGAATTGCTGACACAGCCGGAGGACTGAAAGGAGGATGTAGGTGCTTGCAGGGACAGCTGAAACAGTCACTGTCGCCGTTCCGGCGTGGCTTTTAGCGGTAGTTGCTTTTCTTGGAACACTTCTGGGTGGAGCGATTAGTTTTGCTGTGAATCAAATCCTTATCAAGGGAGCTGCTGATCGTGCCGCAAAGAAACGCGAAAAGGACGATGAGCAGCGCCGAGAACGGTATATTTTGCAGATGGACAGCCGAAAGGCTACATTTGACCTGCTATCCTGCATTTGTGCCGGCATTGAGCGAATGGAGACCGAAACGGGTCAGATTTATTGGAATGGAGAACTGAAAAGAAGCCTTGCACATCTGGAAGGTGTGGATGAGCGATATAGGGAATCCGACCAACGCCAGCTTGCCGACCTGAATACTCGGAGCAAATGATTACACCCCCGTTACCCATCAGACTATAAGTCGAAGTGGGTAACGGGGGATTTCAGCTCGCCTA